ACTTGACACAAAGTATTATTCTCTGTATGTAGTGTTATTGTCCTACCCGAAGTGTTTACATAAATGCGAATTGCTAACCTGTCCGTTAGAGTTAATGTTGTTTGAGGGACTGCTAATGCACTAAAATATGCCTCAATATTTGTGCCATCGTTAATCAACTTAGGCGAACCACTATTTGACGCAATCAGCGTAAATGTAGTGCCATCGTATTTATACAACTCAACGTAAAAAGTTGGATTGCCTCCACCACTTGATGCCTCAAAATATGTCTCAAAATTATAGTTACCACCAGGGATAGAAAGCAAAGCAGGGTCGTTTGCATCTGTTAAGAATGATGCGATATACCCGCTTGAACTTATTGTAAAGTCCGTGCCAGCACCAAGAATAGGTGTCCTATTCATTTCATAATAGGTAACACCACCAATAGTTCCTTGATTAACAGAACCATTCAAATAGTATGATACGGATGCACCACCACCGCTACCGCCTGTTGGTAAGGTAGCAAGTTGACCATCACCTCTGATATATTGTGTAGCATTACCTGCCCCCGTTACCGCTATTGTGCCATTGCTTGTTAGAGGAGAATTGCTTACCGCAAATGCTGAAGGCATAGACAATCCAACAGAGGTTAAACCTGTGTCGGTATCAGTATTATTTACCCAAGTAGTGCCGTTGTATTTTAGAACTTGCCCTGTTGTTGGACTTGTAATGGTTACATCACCAAGTTGTGTCAAAGTATAATCACCTTCGGCAGCAACTACCGCACCCGTTCTGCCAAAAACCGAAGTTACTGCATCGGTGTTTATGTCTGTCCAAGATGCTTGGATTGTTCCACCATCTTGCTGATTTAAAGTTAATGTCTTTGTTGTAGTTCCGCTAACGGATGCAGAAGTTATTGAATCATTGTATGCGGTAGTCCAATTCGCTTGATTTGCCGTTGTAGGTATTGAATATCCACTCGCCAATGCAAGTGCCAAAGTACCTGCGGATGTTATAGGATTACCTGAAATAGTCAACCCCGTAGGCACAGTCATATCTACCGAAGTAACTGTTCCAACTCTTGAATCGTTGCTTGTTATCGTGAAATTAGGATATGTTCCCGTTATGGTTGTAGTTCCACCGCCAGTCAAAGATACAACTTGGTCGGGTGCAGTGTTAGTCACAGAAATGCTACCACTTGAAACAATAGGTCCACCGCTTACAGAGATGCCCGTTCCTGCCGTTAAATTTACGGAGGTAACTGTTCCATCAAACTCATCATTGGTAGTGATGGTAAAATTCGGATAAGTGCCAGTGATAACCGCAGTACCAGCACCAGTGAGACCAACAATTTGGTCAGGTAAGGTGTTGGTTATGGTTAAAGTTCCTGTATTTGTAATCGGTCCACCTGTTACGCTTATGCCCGTGCTTCCACTTGCATTGACAGAGTAAACTGTTCCTGCTCCTGCATCTACCCAAACAGTGTCATAATTAGTTGCAGATGCCTTACTCAATACTTGACCAGTAGTTCCACCTACTGCCACACCTGCACCAGCAGGACCTTGTGGTCCAGTTCCACCCGATGCAGCAACCTCAATGATTTGGTCGGTAACTGAAACCAATACGGGTTGGTCAATGATGTTTACATTTACCTCATCCCCTACTGCCGTTACTACAACAGTCTGCTCAATAGCGTTAACATCAATTCCCATTTTTTATGGTTTTGTTACATCATCATAAACAATAAAATCACCTGTCAAGTAAGTCTTTACAACTCCACCACTAAATGCCACATTCATATCCCACACATAGTTACCCTTTGCAATATTAATCAACTTGCTAACTGTAACTTGGTTATTTCCTACACCACCAATCGTTATCCCACTGCCATTTGTCAAAGTCAAAGCAAGAGTACCTCCGCATCCTTTACGGATTTGGATTGTTATTGTGCTACCCGATAAATTAACGGGTGTTGAATTTGATGTTATAGTGAATGCCTGACCCCAAGTGTCATTCCTCCACATTTGTATATCTAAAGTTCCTGGTCTGAAATCTGATGCCATTTTCTTTTTCTTTAAATAGAATTATGATGGATAAGTGTAGTCTGTTGGAACTTCACACCTATTCTGCAAGTATGGTAAGTCAAGAGCAATAGTCGCACTAACTCCTGCTAAATATTCGGGAGTATCTTCAACAAAGAAGTCAAGCGTTACCGCATCTTGAAGAACAAAGTCAAAGTCATTGTAGTGTAACTGTGCAACTATATCCTGTGCCGTTAGCAACTGGTCAGACAAAACCTCTTGCTCATTTGATTGCTCGGGAAGTACCCTATCGCAAAAAAACAACGTGAAATTGATAGTTGAACTCTTGCCGTTGATAGATGCACCCGTTAAGTCAAAAAATAAAGCAGGGTAGACATTGTCAGTACCCTTGCTCAAAAAATCAAAAGCGTTTCCGTAGTAGGTTGTCTTGATTTGTTGATGGGCATTTCCCAAGTCCTCTATTGTCTTTATTATTTGGTTTAGGGTCATCCTTTTTTATTTTTTCAAGATAGACACGCAGTTTCTCTTGGTTCTTTTTTGTATATGTTTTATTCGCCACAGCAACGATTTATATTACCTTGATATTTTTCTTCAAAGGTTTTGCCTCTGCAACAATCGTAATCACCCAACCAAATGGTCGTGGTGTACCCATCATTGTCAGGCACGATGGTATCAACACCTGTACCTGGGTTAATGTACTCGGGATATTTAGCACTTGCTTGGGATTCTTGCTTTAAGAACTTGATTAACCTTTGTTTGTAAAACTCTGCCCTTGCACCGTAACGATTGGCAACATCTGCCAAATCTGATGCACTCGGTTCGGTTTGGTTATCCCCCGTTTTCCTTACAACACCCTTATTGTAGAACTGGTATGACAATGCCATTGGCAGTTCACTCATTACATAGTAAACCAAGCAGGGTGTTATGTAGGTATTGAGCAAAGTTTCTTCATCACAATTCAAGTCTCCGCATTCAATCCCATCTTGCAACCTTTCATAAAGTGCAGTTCCAAGTGCAGGGAGGATATATGCATCTTGTGCATAAAGGATGTCAGGAAAGACCAGTTTAGGGTCTACGTTAACGTGCAAACCTGTTCTGTCCTTTATCGTATCTACCGAAATGAAAAGTATATTTCTGCTCATTATTTTTTCTTTTTAACTACTACGTTTCTTCTCCACTCGTGTCTGCAACTTGGTGAATCTCCCCACCAACCACCGCCTCGGTCAAATACCGAGTAACCAAGTCTTGCACTTAGCATCTCAATTCCGCTTCTGCTCCAAAGTCTATCCTCACTAATCAATTTCCTGCAAAAAGTCCTTGAAGGGTGTGCAGGTGTATCTCTCTGTGAACTTGGCACAATAGGTTTCCATTCATAGGAATATTTAACCTCAAAGGTTGTTACATCCATGTCATCAACCAACTTGCTTAATGGTTTAGTCAGTTTCCTTTCCTCAATCTTTGGGTCATAATTAATAGCACCCGATTCAACCAAATAAGACAAACGACCTTGTACAACTTCCCTGCTTTTCCTTACTGCACCTGCAATATCATCAATGCTTATTTTCCTGTCCTTATCAATCAAGGCAAGGATTTGCTTGTCCAATGCTTTGTCTATCAATGCATCCTCTGCAAAGTCATCACGACTGCTAAAAACCGCCTTTGAGTTGATTATGGTATAATCACTCTTTGGTTCGCCTACCTCTCTAAATAAGCCTATAACAGTGTCCTCATCCAATGCAGAAAAACTAAAGTCCTCGGTCATTGGGTCATCATCTATGCCAAGCATAGCATTTACCTCATTGTCGGTCATTCCAAGACCTGATTTGAGCATTGTAGTCGCAATCTCTTTGGATATCTTACCTTGAGAAAACTGCCTAATAACTCGCATCAATTGTTGGTATTGTCTACCGCTAAGGTTCTTCAAGTTATCGTTTACCTCAATCTGTTGTTGATTTGCTGATGGTTGTACCGCTTCAGTTGGTGCATATTTTGCAACATCTATCCCTGCTTTCTCCAATAACCACTCTTTCGGTGCAATCTGCAACAATGCTGCTTCGCTCAACTCAAATCCAATAGGTTCTACTGGTATGATGCTGATTTCAGAAGTCGCACCTTTTAGGACCGCTAACTCACTAAATATTGATTCAAGGAATTGTTGCTTATCGTTTACATAAGTGTTCTTAAATATTTCATAAGAATCACGCATCTGCGTTCTGCTTCCCAACTGCCCAGGTTCTGCAATACCGAAAAGACTTGGTGAGGTAATTTGATGACCTGCAAACAAATTGTTTTGAATAATCAAGTCAACCCTTGTAAAGTCCTCTTTAGTGATATCACTTGCCCCAAGGTCCTCAATGATTGGTTTTCGTGCAGGGTCAGTGGTAAAGGACAAGATAAATTTTTTGCCATCGCTACCGCTAAACCTATCCGTAAACCTCCTTTCAATGTTACGCTTTTCATCGGGAGAAGGTTCACCATTTGGAAGGGTAATAAGTTTGGATGCACTGAATCCCGTTTGAGCATTCCCCAAAACGTGTCGTGAGACTTCAATATCAGATTCAATATAGTTCAATGCACCCATATATCCTGGGAGAGCATAGGTGTCCAAACCTGGTCTATACTCCTTTATGTAAAGTATCTGCTTACCTTGTCTGACCTTCGTGTTGAATGCCATCAAAGGAATTAACTCATCCTTTCTCTCATTCCAGTCTTTCTTATACCAAAACTGCGTATTGTCAGCATTGGACCTAATCTTGGTGTAATCAATGTGCAAAACATCAGTCAACTGCCCACCTGTTACCGACCAAATAACTTCAAGATAAGCACCTCCAAAGATTTCAATATCAATGGACACCTTCCTTGTCAAATCCGCTAAAGATTCATATTGGTTAGGTTGAGCAATAAACTGCTCTGCAATCGGGTCTGCCTCATCTGCTTTCCATCCGTTCCCGATAATGTAGTTAACCTTTCCTTTTACAATAGCGTTGTGCTTTGCACTCTTATTGTACAATGCCAAAAGATAGTTAGGATAATCGTTTTTTTCACCGAACTCAATATATCCCTTACCCCTTTTTTCTCTATACTCGGGTTGCCTTGCCTCTTGGAAATTTAATATTACTAAATCATTCATCTTGTTATATATGTATTGTCAACCTCGTGCTGTGTGTACTCAAATGTGGTTGATGGTGACAGTTTCATAATGCCTTCTTCAAGCAATCCAGTTGCTTTGGTGTAGTCTACATTGTATGCACTTGTTTGCTCATAAACGTAGTATAAATACTCGCCAATATGACCCAAACTAAAGTATTTAGGTACTTTAATGCTAAACTTGTTATACCTATCCTTGTAAGGTGATACATCAAGAGCATTAACCAAAACAAAAGTAACCTCATCCCGTGTGGTCCTATTGACAAAACGGAATAGATAATTCGGAGTAGTTAGCGTTTGCTTCTCCGTTAATGTTAGGTAAATATACTCCGTTGCCCCTTGTGTCAGTTGTATCATTGTATCTAAATAGGCAATGCCTTGACTTTTACCCAAAAAGAAAGGCATCCACAATGGGATGCCCTACTCAATTCTAAACCTTCCTATTTACGCAGTAAGACCTGCAATTATCGTACTTGATACTTCGGGAGCAAGAGCAGGTTCATTGCCTGTGAAGGTCAATGTGTAACCATTCCTATCTCCGTAGGCAGTACCAGTCGTGCCATTACCACCAGTCAAATCAATGCCGTTCAACTTACCGAGCAACCAATACTCATCGTTACCATCTTGAACTACCGCAAGGAGATTGTTTTTTGCAAGAAGCAAAATTTCATTCCTTGTGTTTGCTTGTAGTTTATTGAGGATGATTGACAATTCTTGAGCATAGAAAACAGTTCCGTTTTCAACAGAAGCGGTAATGTTTTCGGTAAGTGAAGAAGTTTGCTTTACAAGTTGATACTTGTAGAACACCTTTCCTGCTGACTTTGTGATTGTAGTAACAACGCCTGATGCCTCTGTAATCGCAGTAACATCACCGAATGGAATAAACCAAACCGCTTTTATACCGCCGATTGACTCCTTACAGGATAATACATAATTTTGTGTAAGTGCACAAGACATATCTAATTAATTTATAATGAAGGCAAGGGATGGAAACCACCCCTCACCTCATTTGTTATTTAAACGAAGAACTTAACAATCTCATCAGGGAAAGCAAAGTTGATTCCCATTTTGAATTCAGAAACGAACCTTACTTGGTCTGCTTCCTTAGCGTAGAAGATTTCAAATCTTTCCTCTTCGTTCAGAAGGTCTGTACCTAAGAAGAAGTTAGAAATCCTTGCTGCTACGATATCACCGCTATTATTCAGACCTTGAACTGCGATAACACGAACATTTGTACCTGGGAGGAAGAACTGACCGTTGGCAGCTTCATCATACTTGTAATGGAACAAGTTAGAAGATTTCAACTTTACAGTATAAGTGCGGAAAACATCCATTCCACAGAAGATTGCAACATCGTCTTTGTCTACAACTTGGGCAGGGATTGCCTTGTATATGTCATCAAAAATGCTAATAACATTAGAATCAGTGATTGCAGTTTCTACAACTCCATGAAGAGCAACGCTGTTTGCGTTTACAACTGCTGAACCTGCTGCGGTAATCAAGGTAGTGATACCATTGAATTTGTTGAGGTTTACATCAACACTTGAAGTGTTACCCAACCACAAAGACCTTTCAAGTTGTTGTGCAATCTTTTCAGATTTACGCTTGGAATACTCTTCAGAGAATACCATGCTGTCGTACATAGAACCAGCAGGAAGTGCTTTTTGCAAATACTTTGCTTCAAGGTCTTTCAAGCACAATGCTTCGTTAACCTTAATTTTTCCTACTGTTACTGCCCTTTGTGTGAAAGAGGTAGTACCTGATGCGTTGAATCCGCAAGATGAACCATCTTGGAAAATTGCATCAGTATCCATGATGTTGATTGTCTCGGCGGACTTAACTCCGACCATTACGTTGCCCTGGTCCTTAATCAAGGATGCAGTCTTGCTACCAAGTACAGAAGAAGTTACAAGCAGTTGCTCGTTCTCTTTTGTATAGTTTGCCAATGTACCTACGCTAAAACCCATTTTATTTGTTTTTTATTTGTTTGAAATATTTTTACTTAATTGATTTTGCGAAATCAAGGAATCTTTTGATTTTATCATCCTTGCCTTCAACGTGCTGATTAAACTTTTCTTTTGGTGCTTCAGTAGCATTTGCAGATGGTGTGTTCAAAAGTTGAACCAAAACATCAGAAATGTCACTCATTCCCTTGCTGAACTTTGCTTCTTGAGAGGCAAGTTTGGCATCGTATGCCATCTTAATCTCATCAAGTTGCTTCTGCATTTCTTCAATCTTCTTCTTCATCATGTCCTCTTCATCCTTCTTAGATTCAACTGAAATCTCAACTTCGGGAACTTCGGGGAGTTCTACCTCGGGAACTTTAATTTCAGTGATGATGCTATTCTCATCAAGAACCATAACAGAACCATCAGCAAGTTCGTGTTCACCAGCAGGAGCAGGAACTTCGTTGCCACCCTCATCTACCAGTGTAACCTTACCGCCAACTTCAAATTTGTCAATCATTACCTTTGCTCCGCTTTTGAGGACATATTCCGCAAAAGATTGGAGAGGTTCAGCAGATGCCACAGGTAATTCACCTGCTTCTGCGAACATTTGTTTAATCTTGTTAATTGCTTCCAAAGTTGTCATAATAACTTTTGGTAATAAATAGGAGGCATTTTCCAATGTACCATATACAAAAAAAGGCAGGTGTGGAAACACCCGCCGTCTTATCAAATTAATTTATGGTAAAAAACTCTAACTAACCATAGATAGCACTTTAAGGACATTTTCCCAAAGTTGCTCTATCTTTTTATCTCCAGTTTTCCTGTAATTAAACTGCCCTTCAACGCTAAACCCTCTGACATTCCCTGCCTTTATCTCTGCCCATACTTCGGGATTGTCTACCTTGAAAGAACCGAACCAAGACCCGTCAGGTACATCTTCAAAACCTTTCATTGGTTGGATTCCCCTAACCTTGTCGCTGATAAATGATTCAAACATTGTAACACCTTCAACGGTTTGACCTGAATCGTGCATTAAGTTCACGTTTGCTTGATATCCTTTCTTGAAGTACCTCTGTGCAATCTTTTTTATCGTTTCCTTAGTGAAAACCACATAATATTCCCCATTGTGGTCGTTCCTGTAAATGGGGGTATCTGCCAACATAAGCGGACCGCTGATGATTTGTTGGTCCTCATCTTGGATGACAAAGTTCTGCCTGTCTATCTTTTTAAGTTTGTTACTTGCCCATTCAATCATGGAAGTACCGCCCCAAGCATCCCACATAAGACCGCCACACCCTTCTGAATAGGGTACATCTTTATTCTGCTGATGCCTCTTGAATCCGCTAATCCTTGCTATGGTTTCCCTTGTCAAAGGTTCACCCTTTGCGATTTGGTTAGCACGAATCTTGCCAGTTGCCTCACCGCAATCTCCCCATCCGTTTTTCTCTGCCCAATCTAATGCCCTTTGTGCGTTATTTTTTGCACTTTCGGGATAGTCGGTATATGATTCTGCAAACTCATCTTCTGTGAATGCAAGGAACTGCCTTTCAATAGCAGGTCTGTCTACCAAACTGACCACATCCACCTCAACATCATCTTCAAGGTCGTTTGTGATTTCAAGGTTAAAAATCGGTATGTTCTTTTCCATTGTTAAATTTTTTATCGTTTTTAATTAGGCAAGTCTTGCTGCCCTGTTTATTCTTACTATCTTTTCTTGTTGGTTAGTAATGTCAGATTCCACAACGTATGCTCTACCTGCTGCTGAACCCATTTGATTAATGGATGCTTGATTTAATTGTGTAAGTTGAGCAGTTGGTTCAGGAGGTGCTAAAGGTGCTGAACCTCCGACACCTAAAGATGGTGCAGTACCTGCACTACCACCACCACCCAATTGACTTAGTGCTTTTCTTGTTGCAAGTATAGAAGATGCAATGCCAATACCTGCATTTATTTTGTTTAAAGTTACCCAAGGTTGACCAAGTGCTAAAGGATTGGCAGCAATTGCTTTTGCATTTGCTACTTGCGTATTAATTACAATTCTACCTATACCTGCTGCATTTTCTGCTATAATTGCTGCTGCTTGTAATGCTTTGTTTTTACCTGCAACTTGATTCAATAAACCTGCAATATTTGCAACTACATCAACATATGCTAACTGTAATGCCTTTCTTGCTTCAAATGTTTTTTGTTCATCATCAATCTTTTTCTCATTTAATTCCTGCAAAAATGCAAATTCTGCTTCGGATTCATCATACCTCTGCTGTGCTATCTGTACACGGAAGTCAAAAAGTTCTTGCTCTTTTCTCTTTTGTTCTTCAATCAAAAATGCTTGAAGTTCAACTTCTGCATCTGTTGATGTTTTTAAATCATTTACAAATTGAACAAAGTCATTATATTGCTGCTCTCTTCTTGCTTTCCTATCTGCTTCTAATTTATCTGCAATTGCTTTTTGCTCATCTGCTAATTTTTTCCCTGCTTCCTTTGCTGCTTTATTTCTATCTATATCAGATTTTGCAATTTCTCTGTCTGCCTTTTCTCTTGCTTGTTTTATGTAGGCATTCTTTTCATCCTCGGTTAATTTCTCATCCTTTAAAAACTCATTTTGATTTTTCCTATATTCAAGATTTGCTTTTATTTTACGTTGAGTAAACTCATCGTACTTGTCTGCATTAAGGGATAAAAGCCTTTCTGTTGATGCAATTGCTTTATCATTTTCGGCAATCACTTTCGCTGTTACTCTACCTGCCTCGCTTGTGATACCGACAAAGTCTGTCACTTTATTTACAAGGTTGCCTACAAAGTCAGCAAGTTTTCCAAGACCTGGAATAAAGTTGAGGACTACTTTTTTAACTGTCTCAAAGTTTGCAATCAACAAACCTACTCCAACTGCCAAAGCACCTATACCAGTTGCAATGATTGCACCACGAAGCGTACTGAATGCGTTAACGACCTGCGTTTTAACAACTGCCCCTAATCTTTGGAAGTCTTTTGCTGAATCTGCAACTGTGCTAAGTCCTTGAGATAATGCAAGGGCAGACTGTACTTTTAAGATTGATTTTTCTACCTCTTCACTTTCAACACCAAGCAATCCGATTGCTCCTTGTACTGCACTAAATCCACCTGCTACTGCTGACAATGCACCTGCAAATACTTGGAATTTCTTACCTGGGTCAAACAAATCAGCCGTTTCCCTTGCCTCTTGTATGCTATCCTTTAACTGTGCGACCTTTTTTGCTGCTGCTATTGCTTCAGCAGAATAGTCACCGAATTGTTTTTGTGCTGCAATTAAGTCGCTATTCGCTTGTTTTATTTCTTTCCTTACCTGCCCAAGCGATTTGGTTGCTTCGCTACCATCCACCTGTATCTTGACGCCTACAATTTCTTCTGCCATATTAGATATATGTTAATTCAATTACTTTAAGAAGTTCAACCTTTGTCACGTTAAAGTCCATAGGGTTGTAGTCCAAGACCTTATTCAATCGCCAAAGTGAACCATCAATATAAATCAGTTTACTAAAATCAAGGTTATAAATGTCAACCTCGTTCAACTTGACAGAGCATGTCAGTAACTTGCTATCCTTATCCGTTATTTCTGCAATGTACTCGGACCAATACCCATTGAACAAGTTTGCTGCCGTATATGATGAAGTAGTAAAAAATAACTCCTTTGGTGAACCCCAACTGATATCATCGGTTGGATTTATCGGGTCATTAACGTGACCAGCATAACCATAAGCGGTATATGATGCCAAAGTAGTTGCCCCGTTCTTGATTGCCCACGTTGCTCTGCCAGTTACCTTCTTTGCTTGGAGAATCCGTATAACCGAATCCATTTTATCTTCCGCAGCGTTTGCATTGGACTTCTTGTAAATGGTTGAGTATATCTTATCGGTTCCCGTTAATTGCGTTAAGACTGTTCCTGCAAAGATTATTTCGGTTGCATCAACTTCCTTTACAAACTCATTCTCACTATCATAGATATAATCACCATATCCTTCATTATACTTTTTGCGGTAGTTTTCAGCATAAAAGTCATTGTCTTGCTTGTACTTGTAATCGTAATAACGTGCAGTAAACTCGGACATCGGTTTCAACCTCATTACGCTTCCCCTGTCTACCTTAGTAGTCCAATCAATTTTACTTCCATCGTAAAAATCAATGAAAGGTTTTATAATAAGTTTTTTCTCTACCAACTTGTCCTCGTAAACGTAAAGATTAAACATTTTTACAATAGAGGCAAAGAAATCCTTTTGGAAGATTCCTTTCGGTATTGTATCGTTTATGACAATGCTTTCCCCGTAATTAACGGCAACATCAGTCGGATTGTTTGAGGTGATATTAAAGTTTCCCGATTCAATATCTAAGTCTGAAAAATTGCCTATCAAATCAACATCCAACGTGTCGGTATTGACAAGCGTAACCGATGCCACACTAAGGTCAGCATTAAAGTTGTAATTATTCCCAGGAGTAGTGTAAGTAACACCCGAAATAGGTGTACCATTCTTACGCAGTTGTATGGTAAAGTCACTTGATGGACTGATTGCGTTAATCACTCCCGATATGCCCAATGCTATACTTCCTGCAAATGGTGTTGCTGAATTATAGGTAAAGTCGCTACCGCTTCCCGTGATTGTGAAGTTACCTGCATTTATAATGTCAAATTCAACATTGCCACTGGCATTGATATAATTCTTAACCTTTGCTGTTGCAAGTAAGTTGATTGCTGTGCTTTTGGTCAGTGTCTTTTGATTGTTAGGTATTACCAACCTGTTCATCAATGCCGTACTAAGCAAAGGAAAATCCCAAGTGTAACCCGAATCGCTGATTATCTTTTCAAGGTATTGTTTGACATAAAGTGCAGGTCTGAAGGCATCAAAAGAAAAGTCCACCTTATTTGTTGAGACCGCCCCATTGTCAATCAAAGGATAGTAAACACCGCTTCCGCTAATGTTATCCCAACTATTTGCAATGTTGGTCACGTTCCAAGTTTGGTCCGCAATTCCAAAGTCAATGTCCTCTAATTTCTTATTCCCAAGTGCGTTGATAAAACCACCTAACTCACCAAAGACTGCCACCTCGTACTCTATGCTTCTGTCATCAATGATAATCTCAAGCAATCGTAAAACACCCTTAAATATTTGTATCTTATCTACCAAGATGATACAAGGAACTGACTTGGTAGCATTGAAGTTGTAACCCACGTTTGGTTCTGCGGAATTGTATAGATTTGAGTGTCCGAAGTCAAATATATTACCGAATAGTTTATTGTTTGTATCATTTCCTGGAAGGATTATGGTTTTACTAAATGAGGTGTTCCTACTTGCAAAGTCTTGGATTTCATCTATCGCATAGGTAAACTCTGCTGATATTTCCGCAGTTAAATCAAGTCTGTAATTATCAATGTAAACCTCTGTCCTCATCGGAATTGACTATATTTTTTATTCGCAATCTGCACATCAAGTTCAAGGTTGAACATCTTGTCCGCTATCCTTTTCTTCTCTTCCCAATTACTTGTCATCGTTACTACTGGATAGTAATATCCACCTTGCTCAAAGTAAACCTCGGGTGATTGAATTAACTCCCTCAACCAGTTATAATCTTTCACATTTAAGTAATTACTTCGCAGTTTGTACATTGTTGAATGCTCAACCACATACTTTGTTGCACCTGGGTTGATTCTGTTGTAGTCATCATATGACCGCATAGCAGTAGCGAATGAATTATACCTAAACTTACTTCCTTGGTATTGCTTTGATTCTACGTTCCTTGATTCCTTATTGACCAGTCTAAAGTGCATGGTA